GATAGTGTAAGTCAAAATGGTATCTTGTTTGCAGACGCTCGTTGGGCTCCAGATGGTGCCGTTAATACAACTGATCCTGCAACAGGCGCTATTCCAACTATTAGATCATTGTTAGTAAGTAATCACGTAGATCTAGATGCACCAGATCCAGCACTGTATCCTAGAGGTACATTGCTATGGAACACCCGTGCAAGCGGATACAATGTTAAAGAATATAGACCTAACTACTTTAGTCAGCAAGCGTATCCACTGGATCCTGCACAGACAGAAACTGGTGCATGGGTCACAGTAAGTGGCTTTGACGTTACTGGAGTGCCAAATTTTGGACGTAAAGCTCCTCGAGGAGTTGTGGTTGCTGCATTAAAGTCCAGCATCGACAGCAGTACAGAATTAAGAGAAGACGCAAACCAGTTTAACTTAATCAGCTGCCCTGGATATCCAGAACTTATTCCTAACATGATTGCCTTGAATGAAGATCGTGATAACACAGCGTTCATCATCGGTGATTCACCAATGAGACTGCAAGCCACAGGCACAGCTATTCAGGGATGGGCAACAAATACTAGTGACGTGACCAGTACTGGCGAATATGGTTTAGCTACTGTTAACCCTTATGTGGGTGTATATTATCCACAGGGTCAAACAAATGATCTAAGTGGAACAGCGGTAGTTGTGCCATCGAGTCATGCAGTAATTCGTGCAATGATTAAGAGTGACAATATTAGCTATCCATGGTTAGCACCTGCAGGAACACGTCGTGGTCTAATTGACAATTTAAACGCAATTGGCTATATTGATCAAGACAGCGGAAGATTCATTAGTATTGGTGTAACACAAGGTCTTCGTGATGTTATGTACACTAACAAAATTAATCCGTTGACATTCTTGCCAGGTAATGGGCTATTAATTTACGGACAAAAAACATTAAGTTCAACTCCTAGTGCATTAGATCGTATTAACGTAGCTAGATTAGTTAACTATCTGCGACAACAGTTAAATGTTATCGCAAGACCATTTATATTTGAACCAAATGACCCAATTACTCGCAACGGTATTTTAACAGTTGTAAACAGCTTGTTAAATGACCTTGTAGCAAAACGTGGTATTACAGACTACCTAGCAGTTTGTGATTCATCAAATAACACACCAGAACGTATTGCTAGAAATGAACTGTATGTCGATGTTGCTATTCAGCCAACTAAAGACGTTGAGTTTATTTACATACCAATAAGGTTGAAGAACCCTGGTGAAATCCAAGCTGGCAATTTAGCATCAGCTTCAGCCGTAGGAACAGGAGCATAATATGGCAGTTTCATCGTTAACAAGATTTACAGTTCCTTTAGGTGGTAACCAAAGTGCTACCACTCAAGGTCTATTAATGCCAAAATTAAAGTTTCGTTATCGCGTAACTTTTGAAAAATTTGGTGTAAGCAACCCTAAAACAGAAATGACCAAGCAAGTTATGACATTTGCTCGTCCACAGGTTACATTTGATCCAGTGGAAATTCCTGTGTATAACAGTCGCGTGTACATTGCAGGCCGTCCAACTTGGAATGCAGTGGCAACTACTCTCAGGGATGATGCAGGCGGTAATGTAAGTAGGCTGGTAGGCGAGCAGTTACAGAAGCAATACGATTTTATGGAACAAGCTAGTGCAAGTTCTGGTATCGATTACAAGTTTGTGACTACAATAGAAATGTTAGACGGTGCTAACGGAACAGTTGAGCCAACAGTTCTAGAAGCATGGCAATTATATGGTTGTTTCTTAACAGACGTAAACTATAATGATTTAGATTACGGAAGCAATGACCCAGTGACTATTACAATGAGTATTCGTTACGATAACGCTATTCAAACAACAGGTGCAGGTGTTGGTTCTCCAGGTCTTACACAGTTTAATACAGCAGCTATCACAGGCTAATATTTTAAACATTTATCTAAAGCCCACTTCGGTGGGCTTTTTTATTTGATAAATATTTTTATGGCCTCATTATATAATGCTGATCTAAAGCCTATCCAAGCAGGGCAATCTACTCACCCTTATGACCATGCCACACGACTGTTTTTAGCAGATAATTTTAGACTTGCGCCTAAACAAAGCTTTCTTTATTATGTAGTAATTAATCTAGACCCAAGTCAAACTCAATTGGGCGGCGGTTTTTTAGGCGCTGCTTTAAGTTTCGCAGATAGATATCAAAGTTTAGAAACTGGGATGCTGGTAAAAAGTGTAGACTTGCCCAAATTTAGCATAGATACAAAAACGTTAAATGCATATAATAGAAAAAATATTATACAGACCAACATTAAATATGATCCAGTAGACATCAAATTTCACGATGATGCAGCAGATGTAATTACAAATTTTTGGAATGATTATTATACCTATTATTATAGGGACAGTGATTACTCCACAACCGCGTATGGTCAATCATATAAGTATGAACCACGAAATAAAATAGGATGGGGCTTTTCACCGCGAAATAGTTCATTGCCAAATTTTTTAAGCAGTATTAGGATTTTTAGTTTACATAATAAAAGATTCACAGAATACTATTTGGCTAATCCAATTATTACTAATTGGAGGCACGGTGAACATAGGGCTTCGGGTGATAACGACACGTTAGAAAACAGCATGACGGTTGCATACGAAACTGTAAAATATTTTACAGGTTATGTAAATCCAGTAAGCGTAGACGGATTTAGTTTATTACATTATGATAATACCAACAGTCCCATTTCAACCAGTGTTACTAATATATACAGCGATGCAGGAATTTTAGGCGCAATTGACAGTGCCCCAAAAGATTTGAGAAAACCCGATGGTGCTGGCGGTGCTGGCGGACCTGTGTCTAGTTTGTTATCAATGTATCGTTTATACAACAACGTTAAAAATGTTAATTTAAATAATGTTGTTGGATCAGTTGTAGGTAACTACGGTGTTTCTGCAATAAACAATGTGTTAAACGGTACAAGCAATCCATTTAATTTTCCCATCACTCCCGGCGAGTCAACGCAGACAGGCTTTAATAATATTGTTGGCAGTAGCGGATATGCAGTCGGCCAAGCCGGACTTGGGGTATCTATTGGTGGCACCCTTGCTGGCATTGCGGTTGGAGCAGGAGTAAATGCAACAAATGCTGTGTTGGGCACTGTTGCTTCTGCAGTTGATCGAGGAATAAACACAATAGCTGAAAATATAACAGCAGGTAGTACCGCAGTATATGATAACGTGAATAATAGTGGAAGCATTCTGGTAAATCCTTCAAGTTTGTTACCAGTTACTGGATCCACTACGGCTGCTATAGTTGATTCAACAGGAGCAGTTGTGGCGCAAATTCAAACTACCGCCACTGCGTCTGGGACATTTAATCCTAACAATCTGACAGAGAACCTTCTTTACGGACAACGAGTAACAGATCCTAGTGGTCAACAATATATTAGTAATACATACAGGGACGGTACAGAAATCAGATACGATGCGGCCACTGGTAACACATTACAGTTTATACCTGGCGCCGCAACTGCTTCAGTTATTGGTGCTCCTGGACAATTCGTTCCTACAACACAAGATGCACGAGTATTAGCTGCACAAGGGGTATCGTTGCCTGCCAATAGAGTACAGTATCAGACTGACCCTCGAACAGGTATAGTATATACTGTTGGCGGAACTACCAGCGCAGTAATTACTAACACTATTGCAGGAGCCACAGGCGCAGTATCAGGACTATATGCTGGCCAAGCAATTAATCAAGCACTGAGCAATACATTTCTTGGTAAATCTCTTATTGGCAGAACTATTGCTACTTCCTTGTCTACGGTTACAGGGGCTGCAATAGGAAGAGCAGTTAATAATGGTCTTCAGCCAATTATTAACAAAGCGTCAGGTGCAGTTGTACAAGCTTGGGATGATAGTGCTGATAAAGTTAAAAATGTAGTTTCTTCATGGACTGGAACTGGCGGATATAATCCTTCTACTCCTAGAGATAATCAAGTGAGTAGTATTCCTAACCCAGCCGGCGGATCTACCACTATATATAAAAATGGCGATATATTGTTCGAAGATCCAAACGGTGTAGTAACTCTCACTCCAGGAAATAATGACACTGGATTGTTAAGTTTCTATAACAGAGCACCTGGCGTAAATGCAGATTCTGCTGTAGTAGGACCCCCATATGGTTCGATATGGACTGATTCGCAGGGTATTCCAATTAATTTTGGCGACATCGGCGGCACGGTATCACAAAATGACTTATATAATATTAGCCCACTGCCAAATCTAGCAGATGATTTATCTTCGTTGAATCAGACGTTGGCATTGGCACCTGATGATAGTTTTTATAGTTCGCCCGAAGCATACCCTAGTTCATTTAATGAGGGAATCACTATTGCAGGATTTGGGGATGATGACTTTTTCGGATAATTAATTATGCAAGAACAACCGTATAACCCAGTTCAACCTACCAATATAGGATCTAGTGGAACAAATACTACGACAAAATATTTTAACAATTATTTTGCTGGCACAGTTGACATTGATCAAAACATCAACGATTCAATATTAAGTTATTTTGAACAACAAACAGGCAACATAGAAACTGCAAGATTGTTAGTCTTGGCAGTGATCGAAACTGCAAAAGCTCAACGAGAAGATCCTATAGATGTTTTAAATCAATTTCAAAAAATGCCCGCAGGAGATTTAAACGCATTCATGGCGCTGTACTTAAACACCTCAAGAGTTAATACTAGCTTTCTAGGAATAAAGACAAGTCCCAAATCTAACCAATACGTGACAAGAACTATAATATCATGAGCAAGTATAGTCAGGGTAAGTATACAATAAAAAATCCTGAAAAATATATAGGAAAACGAGATCCAACTTATAGGTCTAGTTGGGAATTTGCTTTTATGAATTTTTGTGATAGTAACCCTGCAGTGGTGCAATGGGCCAGTGAAGCAATTCATGTAAATTACAGAAATCCTTTTACAAATAAAAATACAATTTATGTTCCTGATTTTTTAATCATTTATATTGATAAAAACGGCAAACGTCACGGTGAAGTAATTGAAGTAAAGCCTACAAAAGAAACCACTATGGAAGCAGCCAGGAGCGTAAGGGACAAAGCAGCAGTGGCTCTTAACATGTACAAATGGGAAGCCGCAAGAAAGTTTTGTGCAGCCCAAGGTCTTACTTTCAGAGTTGTCAACGAAACTGATATTTTTGCTGGTACTAAAAAACGGTAAATACCGTTACTATGACACGAAAATTAGAAGAATTGTTTAATCTGCCCGAAAATCTACCAGAAGATGCAACTCCCGAACAAGCCACCGCAGCACTAGAAGAACAAAAATCTGTGTTTGCAGACATAGACAATGCCATAGACAAAATCGATCAAGCTTTGCCTAAAGTAAAAGGCCTTGATGCCAGCGATCAAGAAATGGATGAGCTGGCAAATCTTGCCAAAGATAAATTTAATGATTTAATGGATTTGGGAATGAACATGGAAGCCAGATTCAGTGGGCAAGTATTCCAAACAGCTGGAGTATTGTTGGGTCATGCAATCACAGCCAAACAAGCCAAGTTAGATAAAAAATTGAGAATGGTAGATCTACAGTTAAAGAAAATGAGATTAGATCATCAACTTAAACAAGACGGCGCTGGTGTAGGCAACGATGCTATTGACGGACAAGGGGTAGTATTAGACAGAAATGCACTGTTGGCACAAATACTAAACAAACCCAAGCAATAATTACCAGATTTTAATAAATATCGTATATTAGGAATGAATATGAAACCATTTAAAGCCTATCTAACTGAAAGTCATAGAACATATGATTTTAGAATTAGATTAGCCTGCGAGCTACCAGGCGATCTAATCTCTAAAATTAAAACTGTTTTAGAAGCTTACAAATTAGATTCTATTAGTAAACCAAAACGATTACCGATTCAAGAAACTCCAGAGTTTCCTAATATGGGACCTGTTGAAGTTAGTGTAATGGAAATTTCTTTAAACTACCCATGCAATGACGAACAAGTCAGAACATTGATTGCAGAGCGAGCAGGAATTAATCTAGCTTGTATTAAAGTTAATCCTACAAATAGTCCGTATGAAGCTGCATTGCAGGGATTGGAACAGAGCAATAAATCTTCACAACCTGGTGAATCGGTGTTATTACAGCCTGACATGGTGGCTGAAAAAGTAGAATCAGATTTGGTAGGAAATGCAAGAATCCCTAATTTAATTAAAGAATTAGAAGATACTCGCAAGTACGAGTACCCTGAAGCTGCTGGAGGTAAATCAACAGCAGCAAAAACAACAAACGAGTTGCCGCAAGGAAGCGCAAGTCCAATCGGCACACATAAAAACAAAATAATTAACCCACGTGGTATGAAAGCAGGAAACGGAAAATGAGCGATAACATTTATAATATTCTAAATAATTTTAATAAAGTAGCTCAGGAGCCTCAAAAGCCTGCTACACAATCACAACCTAAAGCTAAAACACAGCTTCAAGAAAGCATGGATCACGTACTAGCAGAGAAGTATATGGGATTTAAAAAGGCCGCCAGTGCTGATAAAAAATCAGGCGAAGGCGACTCATTACGTATTGGTTCAAACCTTCCACAAAGCGACACTGAAACATTTGGGATTGAACCAGGTAGAGGTTACAAGGTTAACACCCCCAAAGACTGGAAGCCCGGTGACAGACCACGTGCTATACAGCAACTTATCCCTACGCAAGATAAAAAAGACCACATTCGTAGTCGTTTAGGTAAACACAAAGCTCCGGTACTGCCAGAAGGTGAAGTTGAAGAAAGCGGATTACAAGCATACTTAGGCAATAAGAAGTATGGTAAAGACGGCATGGATGCGTTACGCAAAGCAGGTCGCGATGGCGCCAGTAAAGAAAAAATGGCTAAGATCCGTGCCAAACATGACAAGATGGACGAAGCTGCTAAACCAGACTACATCGATTTAGACAAAGATGGCAATAAAGACGAGCCTATGAAAAAAGCTGCCAAAGATGCTAAGTCTAAGAAAGTACAAGAAGTTGCACCTCCAGGAGCTAAAGCAGAACGCATGGTCAAGCATATCAAAAAAGGATATGCCAAAGACGGCAAACTATCTAAGACAGAAAAAAGCAAAGCATACGGCGCTGCATGGAAAGCACATAACAAAGGCAAAATAGAAGAAGCAATTAAAGCCATGTATGAAGCTGGATTTAGTAAAGAACAGATCATCGAAGGATGGGATGACATGATGAAGTCTGTTGAAAAACGAAGCAAAGATAAAGGTACTGGAAAATTTGACAAGAAACAAATTTCTACAGGCACTGTTTATACTCGTAAATATGATCCAAAAACTGGCGAAACTGATGACAGTGAAAACGTAACAGCAGTTAAACGTGGTCGTGGACGTCCTAAAAAATCTACTTTTGAAAGTGCTACTACTGCTAATAAAATGATTGCTGAACATTTCAGAGAGTTCATTGAAGGTAGTATTCAGGGTGGAGTATGGACTGCAAATCCTCCAAAGAAAGGACAGCCTAATGTACCTGTCCCGCAAAATATAGATGGTGGAAGTGCAAGTCCCGCACCTAAAACACCACAATCTCCGAAATCATCTGCTCCTAAAACATCAGAACCCTCAATGGGATCTATTAAAGGTGGAGTATGGACTGCCGAGCCGCCGAAGCCAGGTGAAAAAGGAGTAGCTGTTCCTAGTGCTCTGCCAGAAGATGACATGGAAGAAGGCAATGCATTTGGCGGCGCAGTTGCAAAAGCCAAAGCA